GTTTTTGTTAAGTGCATGTCGGTTTCTAATGCACTGAGAAAGTGTTGATAGGTTATTAATTCTTTTAAAAAAAAATAAGCTATGTTGGGGCATTCATCAATTGCCAAGCGGCATGTTGAGGAACACCTAAAAGTGCGCCAAATTCAAAGTCGTCTCCAACTCCACGGTAAATTTGCACTGTACACGTTGGGAACGCTTCACAGAACACAGTCACCTGGGGAACAGGATAAACAATTGAGCGCATGGTTAAAGGGTTATTTAAGCCATAATTAGTAGGTACGGAATGTCCACTGTTGTAGAAAGGGACCTCAAACTCCACGATGCCATCCTTGTTGTAAATGATGGGCAATTCAGTCTCAACAAATCCAATCTGATAGGTTGTACTACCAGCTGTAGTTGCTGCAACGTCATAAACGGGTTGAATGGGGCCAGATCCTAAATTAGTGTAAGTTCCATTAGTGTTAGCAGGGGTTGCGGTTTGCATAGCAGGAGTGTAAGCACCAGAAGAATCTTGTGTCCAAGTATTCATAAAAACTTTAATTGGTAATTCAGAATCAAAAGCAGTGGATTTCTTAGTAACTACAATCTTGTAACGAATCGAACCTCTGAAAAAAGCATAATTACAGTATAAATTAGAATACATATCAGGAATTTCGGTTATTACAGTTGTCCCATAAGTATAAACGTTAGCGTAAGAAGGTTTCTGGTTATTAACAGTTGTAGCGGTGATCGAGCCGATTTGCGGAATGACGGGAGCCCACGGGTAAAGCGTAAAAGCCTTGCCCGATTGTCCTGGCACTGTAGCAGTAGCAGCTTGAGCATTCAAGGCAACTGTTGCTAATGGATAAAATTGCTTGAGTAAGTGTCGCAAAGAAAGCGCGGCCTCACCCACACACATACCATGTTCAGTTAACACAATCGCACTAGGGGTAATTTCACTTGCATTCTTTCCTTTGACCACACGTGGAGCCGAGCCTACTTGAGCAACGTTTGGAATTCCATACGGTAAGTGGCGCGGTTTGACGGGCGACACAAACGTAGCGTTTTCCATATGAACCTCAACTAACACTTCCACAGTGCTTGCTACAGTTCCGGCAGCAATCAAAGGGTTCATCACAGCAATGGTCATTGTTCCGGAGGCGCTATTTCTAACATCTGAGGAAGCAATGGCATTGTCCATGTCGTAATTAGTGAATAAAAATGGGCGGGTAGCTACATAGGGGACCCTAAAAGTAAAGTCTGTACCTAAGGATAAATCTAATTCAGTAAAGTAATTGTAACCTGGTTGTGTTTGTGTGCGTGCAGTGTCTGTGTAATTATAAGGGCGGAAGGAAGCTATCAATCTACCAGAATGAAATTGCGTCTTAACAACACGAAAAGTATAAACCAAATCACCTCTCCACATAGAATATAAAGAAGCAACCTTAGCACAGAGTGGCATAGAGACATTTCTAACCCAGGCATTAGCAAGTTTTGTAGATAATACCTGAGTGTAAAGCGGGCCAGTAGGAATAGCAAAAATTTGGGTATCTGCAACATCGCTGGTCGACCAATTAAACGCTCGAGTGTAACAAGGCCTCCCTGCAACATAATCCAACCTCATCTCATCAATATCGGTGCCAGCCCAACCAGGAATGCACGTTAATGCATTGGTTGCGCTGATAGCAAGTTTGTGAGATGTGTCAGAACCATCACCATTCAAGAAAAAACGAGTAGGGGCAATTTTCATTAATGTGTTAGGGGATTCTACAGTGGGTTTTGAAAAGCCTAAAGCTTTGAGAATAAACTCAGCACCATCCGCAAGCATGCTCACGGGAGTACTAAGCCATCCCAATCCAACTACTGGAAGAATTTGTGCAATTCCTCTCCCTATTTGTCCAGTCGCACTAGATATCACTCCAGTGCGTTCCATCTTCTTCATTTCCACACCAACTTGAGCAAAATTAGTTGTTAAAGTCGCGCTAGTGGGGAAACGAACATCTACATCCTCGAACCATGCTAAAATAGTAAAGCTACAAGAAGAAGTTGTTTGTGAAGCTAGAGGTGAATAAACAGAAAGAACAATATTACCAAAAGATCCTTGTCCAGTAACCAAATTAAAAGAAGCATAAGGGCCACTCAAAGGTACTCTAATCTCCATGGCGGTTTCGTTTGCTAAATTCATTTGCACTCGACGGCATCCAGATGCTGCAACTGTATCAGTTACTCCACCAGCGGAATACCATTGGGTGTGTGAATTCATGTACTCAGAGTAGGGTATATAATGAGCCATCAATGCACCAGCTTGCGTTGGTACACTGTTGACTTGCACTCTATACACTACTGTAGCACTAAGGGAAACAAAACCGTCAAGTTTGTAAGTGTTGTTAGTCAAAGAACCAAGGAGGTCCTTTGGGAAGATGTTAGTGTTAAGAACAGTTCCTCTCGTCGCGGTACTAGACCAAGTTCCCTGAAAAATGGGTATCGGTCTTGCAAGAAAAGATTGTATCGCGTGTTGATTCCTGTCATCTACGCATCGATCTAGATACTGCTTTGGAAGTTGTACATTCAAATTAGCATCCACATCTTTGCTGATCGTTCCTTGTTCCATAATCGTTGCGGTGTCATGTTGTTCGCTGTTAGTCGTCATCATAATATCGGGGTTTGTGTTAAATTGTAGTTCAGTAAGTCAAGTTTTAAACCAGTGTGTTGACTCATTCATCACTGGCGCTTTTTGTATGATTTTCCTTGAATTTTAGAGGGGCTGCCTCAAGCGATTCTAGGATATAAGTGTTAATACACACGCTTTCTTTCTTTCGTCCGCTAGCAGCAGTACTGATCACGCCTTCGCGGCGAGCAGCACGATCACACTTGCGGGGTACAAATTGTCCACCGGAGCAGAAAGGCTCGAGATACCTCGAGTAGGGAAATAATCGAAAATTATTGATTCCCAACTCGTAGCACCTCTTACTTATCTCTCCAGTCCACTTCTCAAATACATCTTGGGGATGCATTGCAAGCTCTTTAAACACATCAGTAACTGTATCGGATTGCTCCAACAAATTATCGACGTGCTTATCACTTGTCCAATTAAGCATATCCAGCCTCGTTTCTAACGGGGCCGGACACACATAACGCGGTAGTGTTTGTCCGTTAATTTTGACCAAAGCAAACGATCGTTTAAGAAAACTCACGTCTTTAATGGTCTTACGTTTGTCGTAATCGGTTCCCTTGTCAGCTGTGGTGTATATCATTCCAAAACTATCAAAAGCTTCAACTAGATTTCTCATGTTATAAAACTCTTTCAATTTTGGATTAATAGCCAACACATTGTCATCACCATATGTTATCACTCTCACATTCTCTTCAAAATACTTGAGATCCTCCATATCTGGCTTATACTTGCGGGCAAGGTAAAGGTAAGAAGCTCGAAAAGCGCACAAACCGTAGAGAGAGTTATTCTCTGCGGTTGGCACAAATCCAGCGGGTGTTCCATTGGTTGTTTGATAAATGGTTCCTTGATTATAGCGAATAGCACAGCAGGCGTATTCCCACAATCTTCTTCGAACTTTGCGGTCGTTGTCGGTGTAATCAGCGTCGTAAACTTTATAAATTTCATTGATAAGGTTAAAATTAACCCATGTCAAATCATCCATAAGTCTATCGCTAAAATCGGTCATGTCGCCGTCGATCATCTCATCGGAGGCCCCTCGTAGGTAAGTCGCTAAACTATGCCACTCAGGTCCCCAGACATTGATGCCAACAGC